ATGACAAGAATTGCAATTATTCCTGCGAGAGCGGGTTCTAAAGGAATTAAAGATAAAAATTTACAGCTTGTGGGGGGCGTTTCTTTGGTGGGGCGAGCGATTTTGGCAGCGCAAGAATCGGGTATGTTTGATCAAATTGTGGTGACATCAGATGGCGAAAATATTTTAAAAGAGGCCACAAAATACGGCGCAAAACCAGTGGCACGCCCTGAAAGTTTGGCGCAAAGTGATACACGCACCATTGATGCGATTTTGCATTGCTTAGAAACACTTAATATTTCACAAGGCACCGCTGTACTTTTGCAACCAACCAGCCCATTGCGTAATGCTTTAGATATTCGTAATGCAATGGAAATTTTCCTTGGCGGCAAATATAAATCAGTGGTTTCAGCTTGCGAATGTGAGCATCATCCTTATAAATCCTTCACTTTAGAAGGTACCGAAGTTCAGCCTATTCATGAATTAACGGATTTTGAAGCCCCTCGCCAAAAATTACCCAAATCTTATCGTGCAAATGGCGCAATTTATATTAATGACATCGAAAGTCTCTTTGAAGAAAAACGCTTTTTTATTGCGCCAATGCGTTTTTATTTAATGCCAACTTATCGTTCCATTGATATTGACTCCACACTTGATTTGCAATTAGCCGAAAGTTTAATTTCAAAAGAATTCTAAAAAAATTGGCCGCACTTTTGATCTGCACTCCAAAAGTTGGATTAAATAACCAACTAAGGTGCAGATTTTTTATGACCAAATACAATTTTTTTTCAAGCAACAAGTCATCGAGTTTTATCTTCAAAATAGTAAAAATTGTTGATTTCCCTGCAGGCATTTTCAACTTACCAGCAGAACATTGTGACATTGGATTAATCAATTTGATCATATTAGAATCAATGGCTTAGCGTTGCTGGGGAAAGCTGATCTAGATAAATATCACTTTGTTTTTAAAAGATATATTAAATAGTTAAAAATAGCTTACTACCAAGCTTACTACCATAAAAAACAAGACGCCAATTCAGATGATTTTTTGCCTTTTAGGGACAATGATTATATCATCAAAATTTGCATTTACTTGAGTAATTTTGCGTTAAAGAATTTGATAATAAGGATCTGAATGTCGGTAGATCTGAAAAGACTTCGGCAAGGATCTAAAATTGCGTTGAAATCGACATCTTTAGTGTGCGGGCGTGGCGAGGGTTTGACTGCGATTTTTCATGCGTACAATTGGGCGAAAAATCGAGCTGAAATAAGGATTTAAGATTTGTCATATTGATTGATTTGATATAATACACTGGGACAGTGCTAATACTATACAGGACAAAAACAGCTCTTTTAGCAAAAAAAAACCCGAATTTCTGCGGGCTGTTTATTTTTGAAAAGGATCTAATTTAGCAATTTGTAATCGGAGAATGTGATCACTTCTTCCCCTATCCAACTATTAATTTCTTTCAATCGTTCTTGCAATGGGATTATCTCATTGATAAAAAACACTCGCGTTGCCTTTTCAACGTCACCAAAACCGCCTGTATTATTAGGCACAATGCCCATTAGTTGCGGTGGCACACGGTGCGCAGCTAACACATCATCACGGCTTGCGTTCTTAATGTTTAGGAAATCATCTTTGGCGATAGCATCAGACAATGGAATAACTTGCATCCCATCTTTCTTTCCGTTTGGAATATACACAAACAAATTCTTAAAGTTGCCAGTGCCTTTTGTTTGTCGGATTTGTGTTTTGATTGCTTCAATGTCGTCTTTGTTTTGTGTTGGATCAGTCATGTAAATAATCGAACCTGCATGCGCGCCATTCAGATAATATTTACAGCGGAACAATGTGGCACTTTCATTTAAAAAAGCAGATTGAAGTGCGGCCAAATATTCTGGCACACCATAAATCTCTTGATTCACATCGGGATTAATCAAGTTAAAGACAGAACCTTTTTTAAATTCATATTCATCAAAACCATTCACAATCTGATAAAACACACCTGTTTCAACACCGACACGCATATATTTAGCAAGAGAGGATTTTAACGAAACAACCTTACCAAAGGAATTTACAGTTTTCTCAACATAAGCATTACCAAAGACCAAGTAATCTTGCACCAGTTTTTCTAATTGGGTTCGAGGTAAAAGTGCGGTTGTTTTGCACGTTGAAAGTAAAATGTTTTTCTTCACCGTAATCGCACTGTTATGATGGGCTGAGGCATTTAACGCTTTAGCCAAGTAACTTAAATTAATTGGCGGATTGTAATATTTTTCATACATCACCACGCTTTCGAAATAATTCAGTACTTCTGCACGGTCAATCACTGGAATAGGCTCTCCAAAGCTGAACGCCTGTGCTTGATTTCCAGTAGAAAGTGCGGTGGATTTTTTTGTTTTTTTGCTCATTGGGTTATCCTATTCAAAGGTAAATATTGTTGATTTGTTGCTTGATACATCGCCGCCTAAACCATAAGGCACATTTAAAATGCAGTTCATAATTGCCCATGATAAATCGCCGTGGCTTGCATCTTCCGAACGGTCCGAAACATAAGTAATTTTCCCTGTGCCAGTAATGCGTTTTTTCACGGTCATAAAACTACTCACGATGTCATTGTCACCACTATCAAATTTAAGGCGACGTTTCTGAATTAAGTTTTGTGTTTTTAACACCATTTCATTTTTAAGATCGGCGTTATACTCTAGGCCCTGCGCCATTGGATAAAACTTTCTCACTTCCTGATAAACGCCCGACCCCATACCCGTTTTATCAATCACGATGCGAGTCACATTGTAATCATCACAAAACTGCTTAATGCGGCTTGCTTGTGTTTCGTAATCCATACCGTGAAAAGTTTGTTTATGTAAAACGCGATAATCGCCCCCTTCTACTTTCGGCGGTGCAACAATCACTAATGCTGCACGGTCGCCAGTAAAAGCAGGGTCATAACCTAACCACACTTCACGATTGCCGAATGGACGTTGATAAAATGGCTTATAATCGTGCCATTCTTCCAAACTATCCACTTGGCAAAGTTGTAAGTCCGAAAACTTGAAAGCAGAACTGTTATCATCGGCAAATTGACACAAAAACAATTGTTCAAATTCTTCTTTGCTGTTTTCTGCGATTAGGTCGTCAATATTGAATAGATTGCACCCACCTTCCATTGCATCATAAATACTCACAATCTGCTTCCATTGACGGTCGGCACAAAGTTTTCCGCTCTTTAAGTTTTCGTGAGAAATATCGATTTCGATTTTTTCTGATTTCGCACGATTGCGATTAAACGCCTTGCCTGAAAAGAACGCATAAGCAGGGTGTGCAATTGTGGTCGGCGTGGAAAAATAAGTTTGGCGATACATTTTTTGTGCTGCCATACCTGATGCCACTTTTCGCATCACATCAAATTTAGGCACCCAAAACACTTCATCGAAATACAAATTGCCGTGGTAGGATTGAGCCGTAGCGGAGTTCGTGCCAAGGAAAATCAATTCTGCCCCATTTGGCAATTTGATGGTTTCGCCTTTTAAATCTACATCTGCCGTTTGCTTGGCGTAATTCACAATGTACGAGCGAAACTGTAAGGCTTGTTTTTTACTGGCTGATAAGAAAATCTGATTGTGCCCCGTCGTCAAAGCATCAATAAAGGCTTCATGGGCAAAATAGTAAGTCGCCCCGATTTGTCGGCTTTTCAAAATATTTCTGATGCGGTGTTCTTTCGCCTTGTGCCAAATACGTTGATAATTAAACATCCCATCAAGAAAGCCATTTATCAGCAATTCCTCTTGTTCCTGATCAATGGCATTGGGTTCGGCTTTCTTCCGTTCGCCCTTGTTGCGGTTCGCCAGTTTCGGGTTTAAATCTACTTCATTACCGTCACCAAAAGAATACTTTTTCACTCTCGCCATTCTTTCCATTTGGCGACCGAGCAAATCAATTTCTTTGTAATCTGAACCGCTCTTTTCTTCTTTCGCAATCAGCAAATTCAATCTTGTCTCTAATGCCAATTCAACCCGACCAACAGGCGCAATATCGTCCCATTTTTCTCTGTCTTTCCAACTGGCAATTGTTGAGGCAGGAGTATTTAACTGGCGTGAAATTTCAGCGATTTTATAACCACTGAAATACATCTGCTGTGCTTTACGTTTGATTTCCACTGTCACTTCGGGGGAAGGTTGATTAATAACTTGTTCGTCCATTCCTAATCCTTTCTATTTACAACCGCATAATAGAAAGGGGGCGAATGTTAGTCTTTCCGCTTGCTCTGTGAATCGGCATACAACAAAAGCAACTCATAGACCACCAAAATTAAACCTTTCAGAATAGCGACAATCATTGAATCAAACCAACCAAAGGATAAGCAATGGCAAAAAAATCTAAATGGGTGGTTGTGGCGACAGAAGGCGCAACCACAGACGGACGCACTATTCAGCGCAACTGGATTTCAGAAATGGCGGCAAATTATGACCCGAAAAAATACGGTGCACGCGTTAATCTTGAACACATTAAATGGCGTTATATGTGGAACGATGATCCGCACTCAAAATGCTATGGTGATGTGATTGGTTTAAAAACGGAAGAAAATGCTGAAGGTAAATTGCAATTACTGGCTCAAATCGACCCAACGGACGATTTAATCAAACTCAATAAAGACCGTCAGAAAATCTACACCTCTATTGAGTGCGATCCAAATTTTGCTGACACAGGTGAAGCCTATTTAGTCGGTTTGGCTGTAACGGACAATCCTGCAAGTCTTGGCACAGAAATGTTGGTATTTTCTGCCGGTGCAAGCGCAAATCCTCTCAACAACCGCAAAGAAAAAGCCGATAACCTCTTCACTGCCGCTATTGAAACTGAATTGGAATTTGTGGAAGAAACACAAAGCATCTTTGAAAAAATCAAAGGCTTGTTTGCGAAAAAAGAAAAATCAGACAATGAACGCTTTTCTGATCAAACACAAGCCATTGAGCTTTTAGCCGAGCAAACCAAAGAAACCTTGGAAAAATTAACCGCACTTTCTGACGATTTAGCCAAACAAAAAGCCGAAATCGAAGAAATGAAAGCAGGTAATGCAGAAATCCAAGCAACCTTTGCAGAACTCAAAAAGCCTGTTGAACCCGAAAATCCTCGCCCTTTAGTTTACGGTGAACAACCTGAAACTGACGGCCGCTTCTTTTAATTTATCTTAGGGAAAAACCAAATGAATAAATTTACCAAACAAAAATTTAATGCTTACCTTGCTGGTGTTGCACAAGATAACGGCGAAGATGTGGCATTCGTTGCGAATGGCGGACAATTCACTGTCGAACCAACCATTCAACAAAAACTTGAAAATGCAGTGCTTGAAAGCTCCGATTTCTTAAAACGCATCAACGTTGTGATGGTGCAAGAAATGAAAGGTTCTGCATTGCGTTTAGGTGTGCTCTCGCCTGTGGCAAGTCGCACCGACACCAACACCAAAGCACGTGAAACCACTGATATTCACAGCTTGCAAGAAAACACCTATTCTTGCGAACAAACCAACTTTGACACACATTTAAATTATGCAACCTTAGACAGTTGGGCGAAATTCCCTGATTTTGCCGCACGTGTGGGCAAACTCAAAGCAGAACGCATTGCATTAGACCGTATTATGATCGGTTGGAATGGCACAAGTGTAGCCGCAACCACAAACCGCACTGAACATCCATTATTGCAAGATGTGAATAAGGGTTGGTTAGTCCAAATCGAAGATAAAGCCAAAGCCCGTGTGTTAAAAGAAATTGAAGAAAGCAGTGGCAAAATTGAGGTCGGCGCAGGTAAAACCTATAAAAATCTTGATGCCCTTGTCTTTGCATTAAAAGAAGATTTCATCCCAGCGCAATACCGTGACGATACAAAATTGGTTGCAATTATGGGTAGCGACTTATTAGCCGATAAATACTTCCCATTAATCAACCAAGAAAAACCAAGCGAAATTTTGGCAGGCGATACCGTCATTAGTCAAAAACGTGTGGGCGGTTTACAAGCCGTATCTGTTCCATTCTTCCCGAAAGGCACAGTGTTAGTCACATCGCTTGATAACTTGTCAATCTACGTGCAGGAAGGCAAAGTACGTCGTCACTTAAAAGATGTACCAGAACGCAATCGTGTGGAAGATTATTTATCGTCAAACGAAGCCTATGTTGTGGAAAACTACGAGGCAGTCGCCATGGCGAAAAATATCACCATTCTTGAAGCACCTGAGCCTATTTCGCCAGTGGCTGCATAACGGAATCAATTATGCGCCCAACTAAACGCCATTTTCTGGAAGTTTCTGCCGCTATTGCTAATGCGGCAGAAACCGAAGATCTAAGCGACTTTACGGAATATGAAAAAATGTGCCGTATTCTTGCTCGCCATCGAAAGGATTTGAAAAACATCCAATCGACGGAACGCAAAGGCGCATTTAAAAAGCAAATTTTGCCTGACTATCTACCATGGATTGAAGGGGCGTTATCGGTCGGAAGTGGTAAACAAGATAATGTCTTGATGACATGGTGCGTGTGGGCGATTGACTGTGGCGAATATCATCTCGCCTTACAAATTGCCGATTATGCCATATTTCATGATTTACGCTTGCCCGAGCCATTCACCCGAACACTTGGCACTTTGTTAGCAGAAGAATTTGCCGACCAAGCCAAAGCCGCACAAGCCGCCAATAAACCGTTCGAAGTGGCTTACTTAGAGCAAGTTCAACGCATCACCGCTGATTGCGATATGCCAGATGAAAGCCGTGCGCGATTATTGCGTGAATTGGGTTTGTTATTGATTGAAAAGCACCCTGAACAAGCACTGGCATATTTAGAACGTGCTTTGGGTTTAGATCAAAAAATTGGCGTAAAAGGCGACATCAAGAAACTAAAAAAACAATTATCAACAACTGAATATTGATGTTGTTTTAATGCCCCGTCTAAATCGCCTGACCGACTTGGCATTTTTAAGAAAATGACAACAAAGGGCAGAAAAGCGATTTAATCGGGGTGTGTTCTTTGGTTCTTTCTTGCACAAGCAAGAAAGAATATAAACCTAGCAAACCACGCAGCCGTCGGGCGGATTAAAAGTGCGGTCAAATTCTGACGGATTTATTGGCCGTGCTTAATTTAATCCTCACCCGACTTTTTTTATAAGGGTAAATCAATGAGCGACGGCGCAATATCAGTCAAACTTGCCCCCGATTATGAAATGGGCGAAGTGCAGCAACAGTTAAATGATGACGATACCTTAGATGACATTATCAGTAATGATGGTTTCTTCCCCGATATGTCACTTGCTCAATTTCGTAATCAATACCGTGCAGACGGCACCATTACCACACAACGTTTACAAGATGCCTTGATTGAGGGCATGGCAAGCGTCAATGCAGAACTCTCCACGTTTAAAACACAAAGCAAATGCGACAGTTTAGAACAGATCACTGCCCCATCAATCAACGGCGAAAGCGTGCTGATTTATCGCTATAAACGTGCGGTAAGTTGCTTGGCACTGGCAAACCTTTATGAACGCTATGCAAGCTACGACAGCACTAACGATGGCGAAAAGAAAATGACACTACTCAAAGACAGCATTGATGAATTACGCCGTGATGCTCGCTTTGCGATTAGCGACATATTGGGCAGAAAACGCGTCGATGCGGAGTTAATTTAATGCAAGTTTACGCACAACAAAATGACAATTTAGATGCCATTCTTTATCGCCATTTTGGACGAAGTGAAGGCTTACTCGAAATAACCTGCGAACTCAATCCACATTTAATGGATAAGCCCATTATTCCCATTGGTACGGTAGTCAATTTGCCAGAAGCCGATACAGAAAAAATCAGTGTGGCAAATGACACAATTCAACTTTGGAGCTGATATGCACGACACACCATCAAGAGCGTCTTACACATCAGGAATATTCGCTTTCTTAATTGGACGCATTGCCGATATGTTCTCAAATGTAAATTGGGCTGATGTCGCATCGATTACAGGTATTGTAATAGGTGTCGCCACCTTTCTTGTGAATTGGTATTACAAGAAAAAAGATTTTGAATTAAAAGAAAAAGAACTTAAACAACGGAGCCATCATCATGATTAAACGTTCTGCCAAATACATCTGTGCCATATCCGCTGTTGTTGGACTGGTAATTGCCACTTATGGAAATGACATTCGAACATCAAAAAAAGGCTTGTTACTGATTGGCAATGCAGAAGGTTGCATGAAAAAGCCCTATCAATGCCCTGCCGATGTTTTAACAGTCGGCATAGGTATAACCGATGCCGTTGAAAAAATCGACCGCAATAAAATTTACAGCTTACAAGAAATTGCCGAATTATACGTAAAAGGCATTAAACAATCAGAAAAATGCGTTAATCAATATGCCAATGGGCAAACCATGCCGCAAGGTGCATTTGATGCCCTCGTCTCCATCACCTTTAACGTAGGATGTGGCAAATTAAAAAATAGTTCACTTTTTAAAATGGCACGCCAAGGCTACAGCAAAGCCATGTGCAGTCAATTTGAACGTTGGATTTATGCTGCAGGAAAACCGCTAAAAGGCTTAATTGAACGCCGTCAAAAGGAGAAAAACCTATGTTTAATTTCTTAACTGCCAAAGAAAGAAGCATTTTACTTATCGGGCCAATATTGCTTGTACTCTTGATTATGTTTCTGGGATTTGAGGCGAATTATTGGCGAAAAGAAATGCTCAAAGAAGAACAGCTAAAACTGAAATGGCAAAACGCTTACATTGAGTTAAATCATAGCGTGCAACAATTTGCCGAACAGCAAGCACAGCTTATCCAAGCCGTAAACAACCTCAAAGCAAAGCAAAATCAACAAACACAGGATTTAAAAAATGTACTTAAATCAAATCAAGATTGGGCTGATAGCCCTTTGCCTGATGATGTTAAACGCCTGCTCAACTCAACAGGAAATCATTAAATCGCCGATTCTTTGTCCGCAAACCACAGAGTGCAGTGCCTATTCGCCACAAATTCGCACCAATGGCGAATTAGCTGAAGCCTATTTACAGACACAGCACCACCTTGATTTGTGCATTATTGAAAACTCAAGTTTAAAAAAATGTATAGATGAATTTAATAAAAAGGAACAACCATGACAGATCAATTCGACCGAGCACAACAGCTCGAAGAAATGCAACGTGAAATCGCCCTGAAAAAACACCGCACTTTCCAGGCAGTAAGCCGCCTTTATTGTGAAGATTGCGATGAACCCATCCCAGAAAAACGCAGACAAATGATTCAAGGCGTAACACGTTGCGTGACTTGCCAAGAACAAGAGGAAAAACGGCAGCGGCAACTTAGAACATAATGCTTTGGGTAATATACCCAAGGTTAATTGCAACGGTTCCCCAAAGGGGAAGCACTATAAACGATAACTAACCGTGGGTATACCTACCCACGGTAACGAGTAAAGCAATGAAAAAGCCCAACCAACTGCGCAAAATCCTTGAACAAAGTCACGCCGACTTTGTAAAAAATCCCGACCATCTACAACTTTATGTGGACGGTGGGCAAATCATCGCAACGGGTGCCGCATCATTTAGTTTTGAATATCGTTATACACTCAATGTTGTGGTGACGGATTATGCAGGCGATATTGCCGCCTTGATTGTGCCAATGCTGGCTTATCTCCGCACAAATCAACCTGAAATATTCGAAAATCCACAAATTCGAGAGAACGCATTTAAATTCCAGGTGGATTACAACAATAACAACACTGCTGACATTAGTTTCGAAATCCAACTCACTGAGCGTGTCGTGTCGAAAAAAGACGGGAATAACGTGCAGATCCATTACGCAAAAGAACCCGTATGGGATGAACCTAACCGAGTAAAAGTCTATTTGGAAAACAGGGATTCGCCAATTTTTGAGGGTGATATACAGAAAATATGAGTGATGATGTTCAGCAAATTAAAGTCGCTTTGGCTGCCTTATTAAATAATATCAGTAAACCTCGCAGACGATTACTTTATCAACAAATAGGTCGAGAACTTGCAAGAAATCAACGCCGAAGAATCAAAGCCCAACAAAATCCTGACGGTTCATCTTATGCACCTCGTAAACCAAGAAAACAATTTGGCAAAAAGAAAGGGCGAATTAAACGCCAATTAATGTTTAGAAAATTGGTCACGCCAGCTCACATGAAATTACGTTACCAAGAAAAAGGAATTTCACTCGGTTTTTATGGTGGAGATGCTGCGATTGCTGCAGTGCATCAATATGGTTTAACGGCACGACCATCTAACAATAAAGATTTCAAAGTGCAATATGCCCAGCGTGAATTACTGGGCTTTGCGGAAGAAGATATTGAAATGATTGAAAGATTTGTGCTTAGAGCTATAGCGGGTAAAGAATTTTAATTGGGTTAATTTACAATTTATGCTCTTTAGCAATACGTTTACGTTCAATTTCTGCTTTGATTTGTTCGGTATCGCCACCAAAAAACCAAGCAACAGTAAAGAAAATAACGAGTGCAGCCAAAATCCAAAATAACCAACTATTTAAATAAATAAGAGGTGCAAGCAAAACAAGCATTACTGCTAACGTGATATACCAGAAATTAATCGCTAAAGATAATGCGCCAACAAAAATATAACTAAATGCGGCTAATACTGCAGTACCAAATGCAATAAGTAAACCAACAATAATTGGCAAACCAATGAGCAAAACAAAAACTTCCATCGTTCTCTCCCTGTTAAGTTTGTTCATTATTTGTTCCTTATTCCTAAAATGTCAAGAAAAAGTGGGTAAAAATGAAAAATTTAGAGCTTACAGTCTTATTAAATGCCATTGATAAAATATCTGCTCCAGTTCGCAGTGCATCAATACGGTTTAACGGCACGACCATCAAAAGAAAAGGATTTTAAAGTGAGATACGCCCAACGGGAACTATTGGGCATTTCAGAACAGGATTTATCAATCCTGAATGAATTGGTGATAGAACAAATTAGCAAAAGCTAATTACTTTAAATAAGAAGGTGGAACCACCGTATCATGATGTGAAAGTTTACCAGCAAAAAATACCAATAAAACCACATAAAGAGGCAAACAAATGATTGGCACGACAAACATTACAAACCATACCCACCCCCAAAATGTTTCTGGTTTAAAAAGTTCATACATTGAAACAGTAAAACTAGATAAAGCAGAAAACACGACTGCAAAAAAATGACCAACTGGTGCGATAACATCAAACCAGATAAATGAAAAAGGATTAAATTGATAATGTAAACAGGTGGAAATAATAACAAGGCTCCACATAGCAATGTTTAGCATGATCAACGTGCGAGATGTTCTTTTGTTTTTCATATCCGCTCCTTATTCTCTTTCTTCATTATTAGCAATCATACGTTTATTTGTCAATAAAAATAAGGCGAAAAAATGAATAATTTACAAATTCAAATTATCCTAAATTCAGTAGATAAAGCAACCGCACCAATTAAGGCGATAGCAGGTAGAGCGGAAGCATTAGCTGAAAAAGTGAAACATGCTCAAAAAGCATTAAGCGGATTGGATAAAACTAAAAATTTAGCTGAAAAATTTAAAGCACTGCGTAACGAAACGAATAGCTATGCCAAAGCACTAGATACTGCAAAAGCAAACAGCAAACAATTACAAAGTGCCGTGGATTCAAATACGGCTAAATTTAACAGCATTACAGGGAAACTAGGCAATGCGACACAACAACTCAATAAACACAAAGAAGAAGTCATACGCTTAAAATCGGTTTATAACAATATGTCTATTCCTCTTGCCAAAGGCATGGGGTTTAAAAGCTTTAATGATGCACGTTCCAGTATTGCCCGACAAATTGAAACACAAAAGAAGGCAATAAAAGATTCAAACGAACAGATTAAAAAGTTAAAGTCAGAACGCAAAGCTACTGAACAAGCCGTAAAAAGCACAACAAAAGCCCTTGATGGCGAGAAAGAAACAATTAACAAGATCAATAAAGAATATAAACACCATGTAGAACAACTAAAAAAAATACAAGAACAACTACACAAAGCGGGATTTAGCACCAAGCACTTTGCGCAAAGTGAAAAACAACTATCGGCAGATATTGAAAAAGCAAATAATAAATTAGCAAAACATCAGCGTATGCTTGCTTTAGTTGAACGAGCACAAGCAAGATTTGCTCGTATTAAAGCTCCAATATCATCTGCATTAAATACTGGACGAAACATTGCAGGCGTAGGGGTACAAGCATCTATTGGCGGACAACAAATAATCCAACCGATCATATCAATGGGTCGAGGTGTCGTAGGAATGGCACAAGTTGCTGGTAAATTTGAGCAATTTCAGTCTGTTTTAGAGGTAACAGAAGGCAGTTCAGAAAAAGCCAAGAAAAGTTTTGATTGGGTGAAAAAATTTGCCGTAGATACTCCAGCCAACCTTGATGAAGCAATGGAAGCCTTTGTGCGTTTGCGCGCTTACGGCATGGATCCTACAAACGGATTACTTCAAACATTAGGCGATACAGCTTCTGCAATGGGAAAACCAGTTATGCAAGCAGTAGAGGCGATTGCCGATGCCGTAACAGGTGAAAATGAACGCTTGAAAGAATTTGGGATTAAAGGTAGTGCAATAAAAGGAACAAAATTTATCGAATATACTTACACGGATAAAAATGGCAAACAACAATCTGCACGTGTCGATAAAAACAACCGAAAACAAATTGAAGAAACGCTCAAACGTATTTGGAATGAAAAATATTCTGGCGCAATGGAAAAACAATCAAAAACGCTTTTAGGTATTTGGGCAAAACTTGATGACGTATGGGCAAGTTTCCAAATGAAAATAATGGAAAATGGCGCATTTGATTGGATTAAAGATAAACTGCAATTTCTTTTAAAGAAATTTGATGAACTTGAACAGAATGGTGAGTTAAAAAAATGGGCGAAAGATATTGGTACAGTGATCAATGAAGTGATTCAAGGATTGTGGGATTTTGGTAAAACCGTATTTGAAGCAGTCAAATGGTTGGCTCAATTTGCATCCCAAAACAAAGGTGCAATCGCTACAATAGTTAAGTTTACCGCCATAGCTGGTGTGGCATTGATGGCTCTCGCACCTTTGCTTTTCACCTTGTCCTTAGTGGCACCTGTGCTCCAAGTATTGGGATCAACGTTTTTATGGGTTGGGAAAGTTGCTATAACTGCCATTTTGGGTATAGGAAAAGCTATGTTAGCCAATCCAATTCTAGCTGTGATTGCTTTAATTATTGGTGCATTAGTGTATCTTTGGCAAAATTGGGATGAAGTGAAAGCAAAACTCATTGAGGGCTGGAGCTGGTTAAGTGAACAAGCGGGGCAAATTTGGCAAAATATTGTTAATTCCGTTACAGAAAAATGGAACGTATTAAGTGCCAAAGTGGGAGAAATCACAAATTCAGTTGGGGAGTTTTTCCATGAAAAATGGGAAGGCATTACCGATACAGCAAAAAACTTCGGTTCTAATATGATGAACAAACTTAAAGATGGAGTACTTGAAAGTTTTAAAAATGTACAACACGCTATTAGTAGTACTGTGGACTGGCTCAAAGAAAAACTCGGGTTTTCTAAAGATACGGAAAAACAAATCGAACAAACAAAACAGAATGTTGCAGATATCACAAACAATGCAGGAAACAACATACCGAATATTAACAAATGGTCAGGCGGCTACGCAGGAAATGGCGGTAAGTTTGAACCAAAAGGTATATTCCACGGTGGCGAATACGTGATGACCAAAGAAGCCACATCACGCCTTGGCATAAATACACTCAATGCACTTAATTATGGCAAACGATCACTTATTGCGGGTGGATTGGGGATCAGCGTTGCAACTGCCGCCCCTGTGCAAGTGGATACTCGTGCACCAATTTCTGCTCGTCCAATGATGATGCAACCCAGCCAACCAATGAGCGTAAATATCACTATCCATGCCGCACAAGGTATGGACGAACGAGCCATCGCACAACAAGTCGCTAAACAAATGCAACGCATTGAAAATCAACGCCAAGCCAGAGCGCGGAGTTCCATGTGGGACAGAGCATAATAAAAGGGCGAAAGCCCTTTTTTGTTGTTTATTGTAAACAGAAGTGCTAGGATCTGCGAAAAATAGGAGGGTATCAATGAACGAAAATGCACCTTTTATTCGTGAAATAATTGACCGCACATCGCAAATAAAAGGCGAACGTGTGAAGGGTGACAATGCCAAAGAAATCAAGGCAAATGTTCAAACCATTTTAAAAGTGCAACTTAGAGCCACACAATTAAATGCTAGAACGCAAACATATTAAATTTGTCGAAATCCATCATCTTTTTACGCAAATCAGTCTTGCATTGGGATTTACAGAACAAGATATTGATAAACATTCGACTAATCTCGCTGAATTAATCGCATTATGGCAGCAACAAGAATTTGTTGAAGTTTATGTTGAAAATAAAGACCGTCTATTCGGACGTGCAAAAGACAGCAGTTTAGCCTATGGTGCATCGCCTTATTATATTGGTTTATATCACGCTAGATTAAGTTATGAAGAAAATGATCCTCTTGTGGTGCTAACATTTAATTATGAAGATAACCCAGAACAAACCACAGTGTCGGTTCGTTTTATGGTTGATCATGATACCTTATTCGGGACAAAAGAAGAAAAATTCATTCAACAACGAATGAAAGATATTCGTAAACGTATTGATGATTTTATTCAATTAGGTAATAAAAAATAAAAGGGCGAAAGCCCTTTTTTGTTGCACATTGTAGAAAATAGTTTTATATTTCTTCAAAAAGTTGTAAACTTCGCAAACTTTTATTCTTTGGTGACTTATGACAAATCTATCATTAAATCCTATTTTTGAAAGTTTTGCGCCAATTTTTAAGCAATTAAAAACCGTGGCAATGTCTGCGTTATTTATTGCGCCATTGGCGATAAATCATCCTGTTCGTCACACTACACACACAGTCAATATTTTCAGTGTTCAAACAGATGAAAATAAATCGATCAATCAACAAGACATAGAAAAGATTATTGATATGGTGAAAGCTGTTTCTGCTATCACTGATTTTGTTATTGCGTCAATTACGGCAGAATCATTAAGCTATATTGATTTAAGTGACGTTCTGAGACTAGAAAGCAAAATTAATAAATATGATGATCTAGCTAACAATATTATGGTCAATAATAAAACTCCAGAATTATCAACAACGCTACAATCATTCAGCAATAAAATGCACACGCTTTGCAATATGATGAAATCAGAAAAATACAAGCAACAATCAGATGAAGTAGTGTTATCACGCCTTTATCGCAAATCTGAAGATGCAGGGTACACCTACAAATCATCACATTCTTTTGATGATTTTAAAAAAGCAGTGATGATGTAGGATAACAAATGAAGATTGAGTTATCGAAACAATTTCAAGAAGGGCGTTTAAACACGCCCTTTTTTAAAGACATTCAAGCCATGTCAGATGAAGAATTGCAGCTCATCTTTGATTTTATGCAATCCATTAAACAAGGGAAACTATTAAGAGGTAAAAATAAACCATCTTGGCTTGATGATAATCTCAATGACATTCCAAATACAGAGGTTTATCAACAAAACGAAATATGGCATTATCACTGCGGCCCTTACAATAAAGGATCTAGATATTGTCCTATGAGTGGGCTAAAAATAAATTTGAATGGAGAAACATCAGGACCTGTAATTCATTATCAAAAAATATCAGATGAACATATCGTGATTATCGCTTTTTCTCCACAACACGAACCGTTCCCACGCGAATGGGACACTCCAAACCCAATCATTGACAGAGCATAATCAAAGGGCGAAAGCCCTTTTTTGTTACCTACTATTCCACACACTCCCACACTCGCCACACCGCACAATATTGCCAACAATAAGGCATTTTCTTTAACTGTGAATGCCTATGTCTGCTGAATTACAACGAAAACTAGACAACATTATCCGCTTTGGGGTAATCGCTGAAGTGAATCACGCCACTGCACGAGCTCGCGTAAAGAGCGGTGACATTCTGACGGATTTTTTACCCTTCGTTACATTTCGAGCGGGTACAACCAAAACTTGGTCGCCGCCGACGGTGGGCGAACAATGTGTGATGTTATCCGTTAGCGGTGAATTTACTACTGCCTGCATATTAGTTGGGCTTTACACACAAAATAGCCCAAGCCAATCGCCCGACGAACACGTCATTGAATTTGCTGACGGTGCCAAAATCACTTACAACCAATCAAGTGGTGCATTGGTTGTGACAGGTATCAAAACCGCCAGTATTACTGCCGCTAATCAAATTGATATTGACTGCCCCGCTATCAATATCAAAGGTAATGTGAATATTGACGGCTCTTTATCAACCACAGGCATAAGCACCACAAAAGGCAATATCAGCACGCAAGGCAGCGTGACCGCAAGCGGTGATATTAAAGGTGGCTCAATTAGTTTACAAAACCACGTCCACCTTGAACAAGGCGATGGCCAACGAACCTCTAACGCAAAGGCATAGTATGAATCGATACACTGGCGAAACATTAAAAAACGAAAGCGACCACATTAAACAATCCATCGCCGATATTTTGCTAACGCCAGTTGGTTCACGAATTCAGCGGCGTGAATATGGCAGTTTAATCCCAATGCTAATAGACCGCCCAATTAGCCACACATTGTTATTACAACTCGCAGCTTGTGCTGTCACCGCAATTAATCGCTGGGAACCACGCGTACAGATCACACAATTTAAACCTGAATTGGTTGAAGGTGGCATTGTGGCAAGTTATGTCGCACGCAGTCGCAAAGATAACCAAGAAATGCGTAACGAAAAACTATTTTTAGGACATAAACAATGAGCGAATTAGTCGATTTATCAAAACTAGATGCACCGAAAGTGCTAGAAGATTTAGATTTTGAAAGTTTGCTCGCAGACAGAAAAACGGAATTTATCGCGCTTTTCCCACAAGATGAAAGACCATTTTGGCAAGCTAGATTAAGTTTAGAAAGTGAACCTATCACAAAATTATTACAAGAGGTGGTTTACTTACAGTTAATGGAAAGAAACCGCATCAATAACGCAGCAAAAGCCACAATGTTAGCCTATGCAAGCGGTTCAAATTTAGATGTGATTGCCGCCAATTACAATGTAAAAAGACAAGTCATTCAAGAGGCGAATAATAATGTTACGCCTAAAATTCCCGAAATTTTAGAAGATGACACCTCATTAAGATTGCGTACGCAATTAGCCTTTGAGGGGCTTTCTGTGGCTGGGCCTCGTTCTGCTTATATCTTCCACGCACTTTCTGCGCACCCTGATGTTGCAGATGTGTCGGTGGTTTCCCCTCAGCCCGCTAATGTTACCGTGACAATTTTAAGTCGCAATGGACAAGGCGAGGCAGAAGAAAGTCTTTTAAATGTGGTTCGAGCAAAACTTAACGATGATGACATCCGTCCTATTGGCGACCGAGTTATTGTCCAAAGTGCAGTGATCCAATCTTACGAAATCCGCGCCAAATTACATCTTTATCGTGGCCCTGAATACGAGCCAATCAAAGCGGCTGCATTAAAAAAATTGACGGCTTACACCGAAGAAAAACACCGTTTAGGGCGAGACATTAGCCTATCGGGTATTTATGCCGCATTACACTTGGAAGGTGTACAACGAGTAGAACTTATCTCACCTACCGCCGACATTGTGCTACCAAGCTCAAAATCAGCCTACTGCACGGCAATTAATTTGGAGATCGTGACAAGTGATGATTACTAATCATTTACTGCCAATAGGTTCAACCCCATTAGAAAAACGTGCTGCTGAAATTCTAAAAAGTGCGGTAGAAAACCCCATTGTTATTGCAGATTTAATCAATCCTGAACGTTGTCCCGCTGAATTACTGCCTTATTTAGCTTGGGCGTTTTCAGTGGATAAATGGGATGAAAACTGGACGGAAGAAGTTAAACGCATTGCAATTAAACAATCTTATTTTGTACACAAACACAAAGGCACGATTGGCGCAGTAAAACGTGTGGTTGAGCCAATAGGCTATCTTATTGAACTGAAAGAATGGTTTCAAACTAATCCGCAAGGCACACCAGGAACATTTAGCCTAACCGTAGAAGTGTCTGAAAGTGGCTTGAATGAACAAACCTATAACGAACTAGTGCGACTGATTAACGATGTAAAACCCGTCTCAAGACATCTCAATCAGCTCGCTATCGCAATCTCACCAACAGGGGCACTCAGAACCTTTATTGGTCAACAATGTGGTGAAATCATCACGGTATATCCACAATAGGAATATTTATGGCATCACAATATTTTGCAATCTTAACCGACTACGGAACACGTGCTATCGCGCACGCATTAAGCCAAGGGCAACCGTTACAGCTCACCCAATTTGCAGTGGGTGATGGCAATGGGCAGGCGGTCACACCAACGGCGAGCGCAACAGCTCTCGTACATCAAACACACATTGCACCAGTCAGTGCCGTCTCTCTCGACCCTAGAAATAATAAACAGGTGATCGTTGAATTAACCATCCCTGAAAATGTCGGCGGTTTTTATATCCGAGAAATGGGCGTATTTGACTCACAAAACAAACTCATTGCCTATGCAAACTGCCCTGAAAGTTTTAAACCGACAGAAAGTAGCGGAAGTGGTAAAGTCCAAGTATTGCGGATGATCTTAAAAGTAGAATCCTCTAGTGCGGTGACATTATCCATCGATAACAGTGTGATTTTTGTCACCCGCCAACAAATGGCACCCAAAACCATTACTGCCACAACGCAAAATGGATTCGACGAAAGCGGGCACAGCCACGAAATAGCCAAGGCAAGCACCACACAACAAGGCATAGTCCAACTCACCAACGATACAGGGCTTGAAAGTGAATCTCTTGCACTCACTGCAAAAGCAGGTAAAAAACTCGCTCAACAAACAACACAATTACAGTTAAATGTCTCGCAAAATTACATCCAAAACAGCAAAAAATCCTCTGCAGTAAATAGCGAAAGCGAAGATAACGTAGCGACAAGTAAAGCAGCCAAAACCGCCTATGACAAAGCAGTAGAAGCCAAAACTACCGCAGATGGAAAGGTTGGTTTAAATGGTAACGAAAGCATTAATGGCGAGAAATCCTTTGAAAATCGTATTGTGGCAAAAAGAAATATCCGTATTTCAGACAGCCAGCATTATGCTTCACGCGGAGACTATTTAAATATCGGGGCAAACAATGGCGATTGCTGGTTCGAATATAAATCAAGCAACCGAGAGATTGGCACGCTTCGTATGCACGCTAACGGCGATTTAACCTACAAACGCCAAAAAATCTACCACGCTGGGGCAAAACCCCAATTTAATACGGATATTGAAGGCAAGCCTAATACACTTGCAGGCTATGGTATTGGGAATTTTAAAGTAGAACAAGGGCAGGGCGATGCCAATGGCTATAAAACCGATGGCAATTATTACTTAGCAAGCGGTCAAAATTTACCCGAAAATGGGGCATGGCATATTGAAGTAGTGAGCGGTGGGGCAACAAATGCGGTGCGTCAAATTGCACGTAAAGCAAATGATAACAAAATCAAAACACGCTTTTTTAATGGCTCAAATTGGTCAGAATGGAAAGAGACAGGCGGCGACGGCGTGCCTATTGGTGCGGTGGTGTCATTCCCTCGTGCGGTAACCAATCCCGTTGGTTTTTTACGTGCTGATGGCACGACATTTAACCAACAAACCTTTCCCGATTTATACCGCACTTTGGGCGACAGCAACCAACTTCCTGATTTAACCCGTAGTGATGTGGGGATGACGGCTTATTTTGCCGTGGATAACATTCCTAACGGCTGGATTGCCTTTGATTCAATCAGAACAACCGTTACACAGCAAAATTACCCAGAGTTATATCGTCACTTAGTCGGTAAATATGGTTCTATTTCAAATGTGCCATTAGCTGAAGACCGATTTATTAGAAATGCATCAAACAATTTATCTGTTGGTGAAACGCAAAGTGATGAGATTAAAAAGCACGTTCACAAAGTGAGAACACACTGGGTTAATTCAAGTGATAGTAATATTTTTTATGACAAAACGAAAACAGTTATAGATTCACGATTACGCACTGCAACTACAACTGATGATAATCTCAGTGATAATGGATTTATGCATCCGCTATTAGATAGCCCAATGGCAACAGGTGGAAATGAAACTCGCCCTAAATCATTAATCCTCAAATTATGCATCAAAGCAAAAAACACATTTGATGACGTGCAATTCTGGGTGAAGGCATTCGGTGTTGTTGAAAATGCTGGGGCTTTAGATGCGGGTACACTTGCGCAAAATATGCAAGCGTTATCTGAGAGTGTTAAACAAAAAATAGAAGAGAATAAACAATCAACTTTGCGAGAAATCACCAATGCAAAAGCTGATATAAATCAGCAATTTTTGCAGGCAAAAGAGAATTTATCTCAAATTGGCACATTAAAAACAGTGTGGCAAGGTAACGTGGGTTCTGGGCGAATTGATATATCAGAGAAGTGCTTCGGTAAAACGTTAATTTTATATCTTCAATCATCAGAAAGGCACAGGCTTGATGATAATAACGATATTGAACTCGTCAGTTTTGAAGTGGGTGCAGAAATTGAAGGTAAAAGAGGCGGCGGAGTTTATTGGAGTAGTGTTCATGAAGTAATTCCACAACGCTATGGTTCTTATATAGGCCATGTAGAAGTCAAGACATTCGCTGTGACTGTTAATGGAAACGGTACAACAATAGAGATTGAAGAACTTGCTGGTCGATTTATAAAACGTATTGACATTCGATAGGAGGGTAAATGAAGGTCTATTTTTTTAAAGATAATTTAAACAACTATCAAATTTTTCCACCGCCTCAAAACTTAAATAATGTTATAGAAATAGAAGTGAAAAACGAAGCGGTGCTTGATAATAAACAGCTAGTTAAAAATGGCAATGGGTATATTCTTGTTAATAAAAAGCCAACGGAATTACACATATGGAACGGAAACAGCTGGATTGTCGATGAAAAAAAGAAAACTGAAATTAAGCGTGAACTCATTAAAAATCTAGTTGATAGCATTGATGATACAGCGGCGAACATCAGTTCTAGATGGATAAGGTTTGCCGAAGAGTATAAGGAGCGAGAAGCTGCCGCTATTGCCTTTAAAGAAGCAAATTTTGCTGGAGAAGTAAGCGTTTATATCAGCAGTTTTGCAACGGTTGCAGGTCTTGATAATCAGTCTGCGTCACTTTTGATTCTTCAGCAAGCAGAAAGATTACGTGCATTGCAACAACAATTAGCAGTGCAAAGAATGCGTAAGTATGAGTTAAAGCATGAGGCGTTGAGTGATGAAGAACTGAAAAACATTCATGACGATATTGTTTCAAAAATGCGACAACTAGCGGAGGCACAACAATGATAGGCACTAAAATCTATCTCGCATTATACAAAGGTAAAAAAACGGGTAAAAACCCGAACGCACTTTTGGCACGTTTGAGTGACTGGCTCACTCGTAAATTGACAAAAGGCGTGTATTCGCATTGTGAAATTGCAGTAATGAAAGAAGTATTTGTCAGTGGGCATCACTATGAAACAGAAGTGATGTACGAGTGTTATTCGTCTTCAATTCGAGACGGTGGCGTACGTTGCAAGCAAATTGATGTTTATGATAGAGAAAAATGGGATTTAATTCCGCTCGACGGTGTAACCGAAGCACAAATCAAAGCCTATTTTGACCGCACTTTGGGCTGTAAATACGACTGGTGGGGTGCTGTCGGGATTGTGCTCGGCATCAAACAAAAACGATCAAAATATTTTTGCAGTGAATGGTGTTTTAATTGCATTAAAAATAGCAATGAAGGCTGGCGGTTTAGTCCGAATCAGCTTGCTGTTGCTTTTACCACCGTAAGTAATAATTAAATAAATTTTCAACAAGAGGCTGCGAAATAAGCGGTCTTTTTTTTTTTAGGAGAATATATGTCAATTCTAGGTTCTATGACGGATGCGGTGAATAAAACTAAAACACCGCAAGCCCCAACAATTTCCACTCAATCTCCGACAAAAGATACATCACAGACAATGGCAGGTAATGTCTCTAATTTATTAAATAGCAATTCACTTTTAATGAATAGCGCGGCTGCTAAAGGAGAACGTATGGCAGCTAATCGCGGCTTGCAAAATTCAACCATTGGTGTGGAATCTGCTCAACGTGCAATGCTTGATGCGGCAATACCAATTGCAAGCCAAGATACGCAAAATGCGTTTGCGGAAAAACAAACTCGCTTACAAGCTGATTTAAATTTCCAAAACCAAAGTAAGCTCAATCAGCAACAAAATCAATTCACCGCATCGCAGGCAGAATTAGAACGCGGTCATCAGCGTGGAATGGCGCAATTACAATCTGACCTAGCTTATAACAATCAAAGCAGATTGAATCAGGCTCAGAATCAGTTTACCGCATCTCAAACTGCACTTGAACGGCAACAACAAAAAGATATGGCGAATTTGAATCATCAAAATGAGATGAAGAACTTAAATGCGCAAGTTGCGGCGAACACTATTGGTAAATCCATTGATTTCACCATGCAAATCACCAGTAACTTCGATGCGCAAATAGCCACGATCTTGAATAACTCGAATATGAAAGCTGAGGATAAAACAAAGGCTATTGAGCAGCTAAAAGCAAGTCGAGATTCAGAGATTCAATTTATGAGTAAGTTTATGCAGGGAATTCCGACCACGCGACAAAACTGGTCGTCATTTCCTAGCTTAGGTGTTCCGTCAGTTCAAATTAGTTAAGAGGAGAAAGGTTATGGCGTTTTGGGATGGTGCGTGGGATGCAATTAGTGGCGCTGGTAAATGGCTGGGGGAAACAGCTGGAAGTGCAATGGATTGGATGGACAACCATAAAGCAGCAAGTAATATTATCGGTAATGTTATTGCTGGTGCTGGTGGTTACTTTGCGCAAAAACAAGCTGGTAAAGATTTGATCAATCAGCAACGTGAGTTATTAAATCTGCAAGATCAGATGAAATCAAAATATTCAGCCGTACCAGATGCGGATTGGTCGTATAAAAGTTTGACAGTGGATGATTCTCCTGGATTGGCAAATGGCGGTATTTTGACTGAAATGAAGAAACGTTCTGAAACTAAAGGGGCTAACAATGGCAGAGTTGCATGATAGTTTTGGTGAGTCAATGGAAAAAGCTGGCTATGAGCGAGCTAGTGATTCTGATTCATCCTTTTCCGGTGGAGGTGGTTGGCGAGAAGATAACAGTAGTGATAGTTATCGTAGTACGTCAGATAGATGGAATGACCACAAATCTAGATACGGAAAAGACAAAGTCTATACTGATGCATTTAATGAGCGAAGAAATAACTCTAGTTGGAGCGGTGGTCATAGCGCAATTAGCCGAACAATTAGTGAAAAATATCATTCACTTTCTAATGGGCAAATGAGCGCCGCCGTTCCTGAAAAAGATCAGAAAACACTCACTGGCGGTTTGTTTGGAAAAAGTTACTCCAATGCGCCTTATTCTGAACGCACTCCTTCTATATTTGATAGAAACATACGTGGTTCAATGACATTAAATAACGGCGATGTATGGTCAAGCGATCCCCAATATTCATCCGTTCGAGAACGGGCGGACATCAATAGTTACGACCGTATTAAACGGGGCGAAGAATTGAACTTAATTGGTCGTGCTGTAGGAGGCGTTTTTAGTGGGGTGGGCGGGGCAGCAACAACGCCAGTTGGCAAAATTGCTGAAAGTGCGGCAAATTTTGGGCTTTCCCACGTTGGGGATTTATCTCGACAATTCAAAAGCAACCAAGAGCAAGCGTATTATGATAGCCTCACTCCAGAGGGGAAAGCGTATTACGATACAAGAGTAGATTTCATCAATAAGTCCTATAAGAATGCTCGGGAAAAATATGAAACGAACGATAAATGGATTGATAGAGGTATTACAGCTGCACAAGTCGGTTTATCTGCTTTAGGGCCTCCTGGTGCAATGCTAGGGTCTGGGATTGGTTTATTAGGTAAAGCGATCAACAAAAAAGACACGATGACAAAATCATTACGTGATTTAACAGAGACGCTTAACTCTAACGCATTAAATAACCACATCGCACAACAAAATGAATTAGCTGAAAAAGAACGTCAAGCCTATAAGGAATTTATGGCTGGGCGTGATTTACGCAGTGACAATACACAACCAAAAGGCATACTGAACACTATGCATAATCGTATGCAAAATATAGATCCTGATAAACAGGTCAAAACGAGTGACGTTCCTAACCTAAGAAATTATTGGGCAAATATCATCGTATCATAGGAGAAATTCATGGGCATTTTAGATTCAATGACACAACAATCACAACCGCAGACAACAGAACAAAGTGCGGTCGAAAATCCACAGGGTTCACAACAACAGGGAAGTATGGCGCAGATGTATCAAATGTTGATGCAAAATTCCATTAATGCTATCGCAAATGTTGCGCAACAACGTATTCAAGAAAAAGGTCCCGAAGAAGGTATTGCCGATTTAGTCGCAAAAGCAATGATTTCAAATCTTCAGGCCGCGCAACAAAATGGAAAAACTATTCCGCCGCAAGTGATGATGCAAGTCGCTAAAGATTTAGCTATGCAATTATTACAGCAAGTTGGTGTGCCAGAAGAGCAAATTGATGATGTATTGATTGATATTTTAATGAATGCGCTTGAGCAATTTGGCGAAGCAACGCACGGTGCGTTACCTCAGGAAGAAGAACAGCAATACGTTGATATGATCAACAAAGTATCTGAAATGGAAAGCCAACGTCGTGCGCAAGTGCAAAACGGTCAATCAAAACCAATGCAACAAGGGGCATAATTTATGGGATGGGGTGGAATTTTAGGTGCGATGACACAAGGATTGGGAACTGGTATTGTCAAAAATGTTGAGCAAGGGTGGAAAGATGAAGAAACTCAAAAGTTGTTAGATTGGAAAACGGCAGAAGCCGACAAACAACGTGCTTTTGATAGTGAATTGCTTGATAAAAAATACAAGCACGAGTTTGAGCTTGAAGATCATAGAACCCGTAATGAAATTTCAGCGGCGGCTGCAAAAGCTCGAATTTCAGCACGTTATTCTCATGGTGGTGAATCAGAAGCGCAAAAAAATCTTCTTGGCGCAACTCAAACGCTTGGTATTTATGATAGCCAATTACATTCCTTGCAAGAAAAATTGTCCGCAACAGAAGATAAAGAGCAACAAAATGCGATTGCAGCAAGAATCAATGCTGTTTCTGCTGAACGCGAGAATTATCTTAAACGCCCTGATACAATCGCTGCATTTAAGGGGGCTGGCCAGATGGGACAAGCGCTTTATATGACTGGTGGTGGTAATATGGATTTGTACAATCCGAAACCAGTGGAGCGCGAAACGGTAGCTGAGGATGTTAAATCTTCTGTCGCTCCTCCTGTGCGCAATATGATTGATGTAAATAATCTCACTCCACAACAGGCGGCAGATATTGCAAGACAGAAAAGTGAAGATGCCGCTCGTTTGCAGTTTTCCAAAGCGTCAGCGGATGCTAAAGACTGGGCGCAAAAACGTACACAGTATCAATCATCAACTTTCATTCCGCGAACATTCTAAAAAGTGCGGTCAGATTTTCGCATTTCAATAAAAGCAAAAGGCGAGGTTTTAGCCCCGCCTTCTTTTGCTTGTTTAACAGTAAAGTTAATGTTTACTTGAATTAATTCTAACGCATCTAATCGTCCGTTACAGTTACAAAAGCGAAGTCTTTTTCCACAATTGCTTTTGCTCGCTCAAACTCTTCTATTCCCTGTTCATCAGAACAATTTTCAACAAAGTCTATAAAATCCTGATTATCAATTTTCACAATGTTGTTTGATTCGTCATATACAACTTCGCTTGAAAAATAAAGTTACCCCTGTTCTTTCCATTGTTTAGCTAATTCTTCTGATTGAAATACTTTTCTTGGATTCCCATCAAGGGAACAAAAATATAGGGTTTTCAT